TAATATTTAAGTATATAGCACTTTTTTCATAAATAGTATTATAACATAATCATCAAAAAAATCAATAAAGGAAGTAAAATGTACAAAAAGTTGCCGTTTTTGGTACTTTTTGTCATGTCTACATTAAGCTTTGCACAATCTGATGTGATTGTTACTGATTCAAGAAGTTCAAGTACAGTTACCACTAATTCAAATAGCGTTAACGAAACAACCGTAAGATCGCCTCCCGCGACTGCTGTTTCTCCTTCATTTAATGTCCTAAACAACGACCTTTGTACAGTTGGTGTAGGCGGAGCGGTTCAAACACAAATTCTCGGTATTTCCGGTGGTACGATGGTTCGTGATTTAAATTGCGAACGATTAAAGTTAGCTAAAAATCTTTATGATATGGGAATGAAAGTCGCTGCTGTGTCCACTCTTTGTCAAGATGATAGAGTTTTTCAAGCGATGATGAATGCAGGAACACCATGCCCAATAGACGGCAAGATTGGTGAAGAGGCTAAAAAAGTTTGGGATGCAAATCCGGATCGTAAACCGCAACCTCTAAACGAGAATTCAAATGCAAGTTTCTGGCAAAAAATTTCTGCTGGGCTTGGCGTCTTGGCTGTTCTTCTCCTTTTACTCTAACGCTCAAGATATTCAAACATCCAGTAATATTGTCAATCAATCAGGTTGGCAGGGATGTTTGACTCAGCACAATGGAATGATTTGGGGAGGCACCAGCGGAGGACCTTGTCCTGTTCAAAGATCAGGCGACGGAGCTATTCTGTTTAGCTACGGCGGTTCTGTTTTACATCAAAATATTGCAATAAATCAAGCATTAGCTAATTCAGGCACAGGTATTCAAGTTCGAGGATATCAGTACGGATGGACAATCAAAAACGCTAACGCAGGTTCGGGACAGAACCCTTCTTTTGATCCCATGACTATTAGAGTGAGCTTGTACGATAGTTCAAACATCAATATTATTGAAACAAAGACATATGACTACGGCAGGAGAATAAACGATTGGACAAGATTCACAGGAACAGAAGAATTCAAAAATAACTATAGTCTTGCTTCTTTAGGAAACTTTTCTGTTTCTATATCAAGTCGAGATGCGGGAAACTGGGCAGGTTATTATGGTCCCGAGATAAGAGATATTGATATTCGATTAAGATATTCGATTGATCCTTGTGGAGCTAATCCTCTTTCTTCTCCAACCTGTGAAGGATATCAACAAGCCCTCTTACAACAACAGTGTGCATCAAACCCATTGTTTAATACCGCATGTCCTGGTTATTATCAAGCATTCTTTATTCAGCAATGCAATGTCAATCCACTGTATTCAACTAACTGTGCAGGTTATTCTGCGGCTTATCAGTCACAACAGTGTAGTGTAAATCCTTTATTTTCTCCGTCTTGTCCTGGATATCAGCAGGCATTTCTAAACCAACAATGCAGTATCAATCCACTATTCGATTCTAAGTGCCCAGGATATGCAAAGGCGGTGTTCGACAAAGCATGTAATGAAAATCCTTTGTCAAATACTTCTTGCCCACTATATGAAGCCGCATATTTAAATCAACAATGCGGTATGAACCCCTTTTTTTCAACATCATGCCCATTATATCAGCAGGCATTTTTCAACCAACAGTGCGCGGCAAACCCTTTATACAATTCAGGTTGCCCAGGATATGCAGACGCTTTTAGAAAGAAGCAGGTTATTGAAACTGTAACACAACCAGTCACAACAACGACAACCTCTGTCGCATCTTCTCCACTAAGTGTGCCTTCTGTGGGAAATGAGGATGTTGCGAAGTTATTAACGACTCCTCAGTTCACTAGCGATCCTATTGTTAACCAAGCGATTGCAAAACCCGAATCAACGACACAATCAAGTCAGCCATTAGGGCAAGGATTGCAGGTATCGCCGCAAGGGTCAAGTGGACAATCACAACAAACCAGACAATCAGAACAAAGAAGAAGTACGCAAAGTACCGCAAGGGAAACTGCGAGAGCAGCCGCTGTTGCAGCTCAAAGAAGCGGTTCGAGAGATCCACAAGACGTTGCTTTAGCTTCAATGGCGGATGTTCCTGGTTTTAGTCAATATTTGGAGGTGAAAATACCTGATGTGCCGTTCTACAAACCTGAAGATATTTATAAACGTGTGACGATACAAGACAATGCTAGAGCATTAAGGCAACTCAATCAACGTTCAGATAGACTTCACAGGGAGATGGTAGATGAGCAGTACAGAAGATAAGGTAGATTTAAACAAAAAGGTAGAAGCCGCAGAGGCGGCAATGAAAAAGTATGCCAGTAAAGATACTGTCATCAGCATCGGAGGATATGAGTTTACCCCCGCAAAACTTATGATTGCATTTGGTATTGTTTCTTCGGTCATAGGTGGGATGTACGGAGTTTTTGAGGCGTATAAAGATTACATTGGGATGAAGAAAAAGATTGCTGAATATGTTGCACCCGACTTTAGTGAATATGAAGCACGAATCATTAAGCTAGAAGAAAACAGCGAAAAGGTTGTTGGATATACTCGTGATATTAATCAAAATCTTAAAGGAGATATTCGTAGAACAGAAGGTGTGTTAGACAGTGTGGAAAGAAGTAGCAAAGTTGCACAGAGAGAAGTTGAAAAAGCCGTTAACGAAGTACGCAGACAAGTTGAAGTTGACTTCAAAGAAATCAGAAAACAAGTCGATTCTGAAATAAAAGAAATACGCAGATCAACAGATTCCTCTGTGCGTGAAATGCAAAAGCAAGTCGATTCAACCGTTCAAAGTGTCAATGAAAGAGTAAATCGAATTGAACGTGAAACAAATAATGAGATAAGAACTATTCGCCGTGAAGTTGATGATAAAATTAAAAAGGCATTAGATAATCCATTGGCTAACTGATGGACCCTGTAACTTTAATGGCAGGAGTTGCCGCAGCCTTTAATGGTCTAAAGCATGTTGTTGGTGTCGGTAAAGAAGTTCAAGGTGTATTCAATCAACTATCCAAATGGGCGGATGCTGCTGGTCAACTACAAGATTTCATTAATAAAGCAAGGGATCCGAATCACCAGAAAAAGCCAAGCATCTTCCAAAAAATAGGATTCACAAAAAGTGACACTGCTGAAGCAATGGATATATACGTTTATCAGCAGAAGTTAAGAGAAATGGAAGTTGAAATTCAACACATGTTTTATTATGGCGCACTTCAGCACCTTGGTCAAGAAGGTTACAGAGAATTTATTGCTCTCAGAAAAAAGGTCAGAGAAGATCGAGAGAAAATGATAAAGGAGCAATCGAAAAGAAGAAAGAAATTTATTGAAAATATTTTTTGGGGAACCTTACTAATTATTACAATTACTGTCGCACTAAAATTTTTCGTTTGGTTCTATGAATTCGGTAAACAAGCCGGTAAATGGTAAAGGAAAAATCATGAAAAAAATTTTAGTGGCGTTTTTGTTTTTTTGTTCCAATGTTTATGCTCAGTCTGCATATTTACCTGTTGAATGTGGAACTTTAAAACAATTAAGCGAAACCTTGGTTGAATACAAAGAAGTTCCTTTCGCAACTGCGGAAACATCAAGAAATGTGAGAGGTACAGTAAAAGAACATGTTGTGTTGTTCTTTTTAAATTTTAATACAGGAACTTGGACTGTCGCAGAAAAGGTTTCTGACGATTTATATTGTATTACTTCTGCTGGCAAAAATTTTAATCTTATAGAGAAGAATAGAATATAGATTGGTGCAGGAGGCGGGACTTGAACCCGCAAGGCGTTTTTAGTGCCGGCGGATTTTAAGTCCGCTGAGTTTACCGATTTCTCCACTCCTGCTTTATAGGGTGGAGCGGGTAGTCGGATTCGAACCGACTTCAACAGCTTGGAAGGCTGTGTCCTCTCCCAGGAGAATACCCGCGAAATCTATGCTACTAAACTTTTAAGTCTGTCTGCTGCATATGAGGCAGCAAATGCTTTCGGCTTAACAAGAGGTACAACATTACACATACCCTTTATATAGCCAATCGCTTCATTAACTACAATACTTGAATTATACTCTTCATTAGGATTAATGTCAAGATGTACTTCAATATCATTATCGATCATTGCCGCTAATTGTAGGTACATTTCAGCTACTTTATAAACTTCGTTCATCAAACGCATACGAGGTTTATTTTTTGACTGATCAAAATCACGTTCACGAGTTATTTGTCCAAATATTTTACAACCGTGTTTACTATCTAAATGTACAACAATTGCAATAATGTAATCAGCATAACAAATATCACCAATTCTAATTTTTTCTGAATCGCATCCTAGATAAACTTTAGTTTTTGGTCCACATTTATCTATGAATTCTTTTACTTCATTCAAATTAATTTTTTTGTTTTGGAGACTCTTATGTTGCCCTTACACCACTGGGAGTTAATCTAACATGTCATAATATTCATTTTTATAAATTGCATTTTCAAACTGACTATTTTCGTTCAACAACTTTTTAATTTCTTTTAAATTTTTATATTCTAGAATATTTTCACTCATCGTGTTGATACTATTTAATATCACATTACTCCAAACATCTTTCAACGGCTTAACTTCTACTTTTACAAAAAATAAACTTGTTATTCCGTCATTTAGTGGAAGTGTTGTTTGTTTTTCTACTCTAAAATATAAATTATTAAAACTCAACTCTGCATCTCGGTATTTTTCTTTTACAACAGGATGATTACTTATTTCGGGAACTTTTGTAATTGTCCATACATATCTACAGAAACTTCCAAGAACTGGATCAGCCATAGTCTTTGCAAGTTTAGAACTTACTCGCCGAAGATGATCGCCATCAGCAACCGGCTGATGAATTTCTTCTAATGTTTTATTTAAGCCATAAAAAGGAATCCAAGAACTAGGAAAGCAAAAACAAATCGCAGACAAAATGCCATTGTGCATAATGGCAACATCTTCTTCAAAATTCATTGCAAAATCAACTATATCACCTGTAATAGGTTTGCCTAGAAATGACTCACACTTTTCAATAAGTTTTCCTGTAATACAAGGAATATTCATACCGTATAAATCATAACCAAAATTATGTATCTGACGATTCTTATCTTCAAGATATATTTCACTAGGATTGGGATTAAAAACATCACCAACATTCCTAGTCATTCTCGGTTGTGTTGTATAAGGTACTTTTACAATTTCTTCAATGTTCATAATACACCTATTATGGCTCCAGAGGCTGGGCTCGAACCAGCGACCTGCGGATTAACAGTCCGACGCTCTACCGACTGAGCTACTCCGGAATAACTGGTCCGAGTAGAGAGATTCGAACTCCCGACCCACTGGTCCCAAACCAGTTGCGCTACCAGACTGCGCTATACTCGGAAAAACCTGGTGCCCCCACCTGGAATCGAACTAGGAATTGATGATTACAAATCAACTGTTATACCATTTAACTATAGGGGCGAAAACTTGGTGGACCGCTGGAGGATCGAACTCCAACCTCCGCCGTGCAAAGGCGGCGTGCTCCCATTATCACTAGCAGCCCCAAAAAATCCTGCTTACCGTATACAGGATTACCCAAAGGTAACGGCGAACTGCATAAAGTCTCCCGACTTGAAAAACATTATACTCTTATATATGCAACTTGGCAACACTTGGTGGGCCCCCGCGGAGTCGAACCGCGCACCAACGAATTATGCTTACCACTACAACTTTCGTTGCCTGTTTCCAGTTTGTGGTCTGGACTATACCTTACCTTTACGGCTGTACCGTCTAGTCTCTACACCTTCCTATTTCTAGGCTTGGCTCGGTATTAGCATCAGCATTACCTGTTAAGCCTTCACCGAATTTGATACATTCTATTTTTAATCCTTAGACATATTAAAAGATTATGAAACTCTTCATAATTATAAATATGAATGTGAATTAAAAACAACCCATCAGGAGTAATCATATGTTAACATGTATAACTTGTCAACAAAATTTAAGCGGTAAAAAAACTAAATTTTGTTCTTTAAAGTGTAAAAATTCTTTCACAAACAATAAATTTCAAAATTATCAGTCCCAACAAAAACGAGGTCATGAAAGAAAAAAGAAACTTATTGAAATGAAAGGAGGAAAATGCGAGATTTGTTCATATAACAAAAATTTGTCCGCTCTGTGTTTTCATCATAGAGACCCTAAAGAAAAAGAAACACCTTTAACCATTAGGGAATGTTCAAATAACACTTGGGATTCATTAGTGGAAGAAGTTTTGAAATGTAGACTTCTTTGCCACAATTGTCATATGGAAATTCATTTTCCCGAACATAATAACACTTAGACTTCTCCTTTTAAGTTCGCTGCTCTAACCAAACATGAGCTAGAGGCCCTAAAAAGTATGGCTACCATCACCTGTTTAAGAGCCCTCGTGGACTCCCCTTTTCTCCACTCCTCGTTGGCAAGACGTTCAAAAGGGTTAAGTAGTCGCCTTAATGGTTAGGCGGATTTGCCATCATCAATTTTGCAGAGCCATATTGAAGCACACTGTGGCGCTTGAATCCTTGGTAGCCCTACTCTTCACGGCTGTTACTTGCTTTGTCTAGAACTAGACAAGTATTCAGTTGTTCCGCTGTAGCTACTCAGAATGCTTCAATATGGTGGATGCGGATGGATTCGAACCACCAGAGTTTCTTATGTCACAGATTTACAGTCTGCTGCCTTCAACCGTTTGGCTACGCATCCAGATTGGAGCACAGAGTCGGATTCGAACCGACGGCTTTAGAGTTTTGCAGACTCTTGCATTGGGCCTCTCTGCCATCTGTGCTTTGGTAGTAGACTAGGGATTCGAACCCTACCGTTCCAGCCCATCTGACCAGTCTCCAGGGCTTATAAGACCCCGCCGCACACCAGTGCTGTCTACCATTTGGCGGTGAGAGTGGGATTCGAACCCACGGTCCCGATTTCTCGAAACGACGGTTTAGCAAACCGTTGATTTAAGCCTCTCATCCATCTCACCAAATTTGGCGGAAGCGGTGAGATTCGAACTCACGGACCCTTTCGAGCCTCCAGTTTTCAAGACTGGCGGATTAAACCACTCTCCCACACTTCCGAAAAACTTATTTTTTAAAGAACGTATGAATGTAATTATACAGACTTTGGTGAGGTTGTCAACCATGTGTTGTAAAAATACAACAGTTTATATCTGTGACCATTTACCATGTTCTATTGGTTTCCAATGAACAGGATCACGAATAACTTCAAAAGAAGTTGGAGGCCACATAATACCCTCTTTCATTAGAGCAGTCTGTAAAAGATATTCGGGATTATATTTAGTGCCTTCCATGTATAAATCATGAAAAGTATCGATAGCATCGCAATATATTGACATAATATGTGGTAGACCTATTGCAAATTGATCACAGAAACCTGTTTCAAACCCACCGATATTTGCGATATAACCGTTTCTTTGATTATTTGGAGTGTATATTACTTTAGCATCTTTTACTAAACAAGAATGCGCTAATTTTAAATCAACAGTTTCACTTAAGCCTAAATCTGTTCTCGATCTAATGACTAAATCATACGCATCAAGTTCTCTTCTCCATTGATCACAATACTGTAGTATCTTATACTGTTGCCAAACATTTATAGGATTACTGTAGTAGTCTTGATATGGGTGCGGTAATTCGGAATAAAGTTTAGGATCAAGCAGTTCGATATATTTTATTTTGTGTCCAGCAGGAAGGAATGGTTTTAGTTTATCATAAACTTCTTTTGAAGTTTGAACATTTAACCAATTTGTGGATATTTTTGGGTCAAATTCCTGTTCTCTTCGCCAGAATACAATGTACCAATCTATTTCACTATTTTTCAGATTATGTATTTGTGTATCGAAATCTTTTGAGAACCTTGGATTACCAGACAATAACAAAGCAGTTTTCATTATATAGGTTTACTTCTCCAATCTATTTTCGTTTGTTTGATAGGTGAATCTGGATTTTCTATTCCCTTAAACACATACCAAAGTTGTTCTTTTGTTGCGAACTTTGTATATAGGCAAGTTTCCATGCTATATGCTTCCATCTCCCAAGGATGGTGGTAATAATCAATATTGTCTGGGTTTATTGGAGTTCCCTTCCATTTCGAAAGGGTTTCATTTGTATGACCTTTTGCATACTGTCGCACATGTACCATTTCATGTGCGAGTGTTTTGAATATTTCTCTGGCACCAATCCATGGATGTATTTCAATTACAAACTTTCTGGCTTTTCCGTGGTCATTGTATTCATCGATATATGCCAGCCCCCAATAGTTAATATTTTTATTAAACTTTATTTTGAGGGAGATGTTTTCTTGAAGTCTTTTATTTGGTATGAGGTAGTCTGCATAAAAAAATACAGCTTTTCTGACGAAAGGTGTAAATTCTTTATCTGGGCTATTGACTACTCTTACCTTCATACAATCCTCCAGTCTAACTGTTTATTTAGAAGAAGGATTGTTTCGTCAGGTGAAATTAGACTTTGTTTATAGTAACTCCTGCTTTTTGTAGGAATTGTAAGCCATCTTCACTACGATAGGTATTGCGATAATATATGGTATTAATACCAGACTGGTATACCAGTTTCGCGCAGTCAAGACAAGGAGCGTGGGTAACAAAAAGAGAAGCGCCGAGGCCAGATTCAGTTGATTTTGCCAACTTAGCGATTGCATTCGTTTCAGCATGAAGCACCTCAGGTTTAGTTTTCCATTCGTGAACATGTTCGTTGCTAAAAACACCAGGTTGAATTTCTTTCCTATAGACAACTAAGTCCTCACAATCATTATTCCACCCTGAGGGCATCCCATTGTAGCCAATAGAGATGATGCGATCATCTTTTACAATGATCGCACCAACATGAAGACGCCGAGCCGATGACAATTCGGCAAACGTTTCGGCTACCTTCATATATGCATTAATAAATTTTTCTTTCACAAAACCTCGAAATTGTTTGGCCCGGCCGGAGGGAATCGAACCCCCATTCGCACTTTAGAAGAATGCTGTCCTATCCATTGAACGACGGCCAGAAATATTATTTAGAATAATCGACTTTATGAATACATTTATCCACAAGCCAATGATTTACCCATTCGGCTTTATCTTGTTTAAGTCTTTCAACAACATTATCAATTTCTTCACGTGTCACTTCACGCCCATCAATAATCATTTCACCGAGACATTTTTGTGTCAGTTCATCAAACTTACGATCATGTTCAGTCATCACCATTTCATCGTAAGCGTGTTCCAATGTCTCTGCTTCAATCAGCCACTTATGGCGAAAAGTGTGAACAGTATCAATCATAAAAATAGGCATTTTAAATCTCCGTAAAAAGCAATTCAAATTCATCAGCGCGCTCTTCGTATAGAGCATATCCACGAGGATTACACAATATACGAGTATCACCAATCATATAGTCAAAAACATCATGAGTATGCCCATGCGTCCACAGTTTGATTTGTGGGCGGTCAAGAATAAATTCGGACAAATCTGAAGAGTATGCACCATTGGTAAGAGGGTCACCGCGATAACGTGGCTTCACAGATTGTTTAGAAGGAGCATGATGCCCAACAATTACATATTTTTTTGTATTGTCAGAAACTACATTACGAAAATATTCCATAGTTTTGCAGTGTTCATTGTAAACAAATTCTGGGCTTAAAACAAATCCGTGTCCATTACGAACTGTTACAAAATCATTCATCCTTCGTTTTACATGATGTAGTGTAATTGGATCATTCTTGTTCATGTCGGTCCATAAAGTTGCACCAACAAAAACATATTCACCAATTTCAATAGATTCATTCTCAAGTAAATGAATGTTTTTGTAATCTTCCAATTCTTCACGAAGAATTTTTTCGGTTAACTGAAAGTCTCCATCGTAATGCTCATGGTTTCCCATGACATAAAGAACTTTAGAAAACCTTTCTGAACATTCTTTGAAAAAAGAACTTGACGTTTTCCCGAATTTCGTTGCTACACAAATATCACCAGATAAAATCAATACATCTGCTTTTTCATTATTTTCTAATGAAATCGGACCAAATTCAAGATGTACATCCGATGCAAGAGCAATTTTCATTTCACTTTTTCCAAAGAATCTTTACGAAGATAATATGTAGTTTTTTCTGTTGGATTTTTTACAACAGGCAAAAACAAAACACCATCAATTTCCTTCGAAGGCCAATGAGCGTAAGTATAGTATACATCTGTTAATGTGTAACGATTACGCATTTTAATTGGAGACGATTTGTTATTCATGGCTTAAACAACATAAAAAGGAAACATACTGACATTAAACAAAATGTTATCAGACGCCCTACGAGGGCACCAAAAAAAGCGCCTACGGCAAAGATACCGAAATTTGTCACTGTCAAGTATGTTTCCATAATATAATTATATCCTTAAATGTTTAACTTGTCAATAGTGTTGTATTTTTACAACCAATTTGAATTTTACGGGGTTTTTTCTCTTCTGGAATAACATTCTCCAGTTTGATCACCAAAAGACCATCAACAATATCTGCGCTTCTAACTACTACAGTTTCTGCTAAAATGAAACGGTGGTTAAAATTGCGTTTAGCAATGCCATGATGTATATATTGTTTTTCTGGTTGATCTACTGCTGAGGATCCAGAAACAAACAACTTTCCATTTTCGAATGTAATATCGATTTCTTCTTTTTTGAAACCTGCAATTGCAATCTCAATAGTCCAATTAAAGGCATCTTCTTTAACTAGATTATATGGAGGATAAGTTTGTGGTTTGAATGTGTTGTCGAATTCTTCAAATGTGCTGAGAAGACGATCCAGACCAACAGTTGCAGGAAGCAAAGATTTGCCGTAATGAAGTGTCATTATTTTCTCCTTAATTTAAGCGAGTAATAAAATCCAACCCGTTAGGCGTTGGTCCGAGGTTTATTTTACTTGTCTTAGCCTCGGTAGGCAAGCCCCATCCCGAAGGAGGTGTACAATTATTTAGCCAAACTTTGTATTTTTTTACCAATATTATATTTTGGTATAAGTTGCCAATCATCTTTCTCTTTGTGAGACAAGATTTTAATCTGCGATAAAGAAACAATAGGATCTTCAATCATTTGCTTATTTACTACTTTGACTAATTCCCAATCTTCTAAAAGTTTAGCTACAGTGTTCCGTCTACCCATATCATTTTCAGAAAAATCTGTTGCTTTACCATCGAGTGCAAAAAGCTCTTTGAAATGTACGATATAGTATTTGCCTTGCTTGTGGAGAATATGACAAGATTGGTATAATACTTTTTCTTTTTTAGAAGCAACTCCGATTCTGGTAAGAGTTTCACGAACTTTCAGAAAGTCATCCTTTTCAACCAAAGTTACCTCGACCATATTTTCTATTTTTACCATTATTTTTTCACTCCGCCTTTATGTACTTTTTCTTTTATGAAAGTGATCTGATCATCGTTTAGAATACGCAAGGCTTCTTTGGCTTTTTCATTTGAATAACCAAAATATTCTTTAACGCAGTCTAAATTTTTTGAAACCTCCCGTTTCTGCCACGGTTGAAACTTTCGTTTCATAGGTCTGATGGTATTTAGAAAATATTGGTATTGTAAATCTCCGGGTAGTCCATGATTCATGTTCATTTGATTTGCATACAAGATGCAATCCATATGATAAGAAAGTGCTCGATTTACAATGAATGCATTATATTCCTTTTCGTTTTCTAAAACATTTTTCTTTGTTTGTAGAATACTTGGAATCACTTCTTTGAATAAATCGGCCATTATTTGAACTCACACTCAATCATGAATTCAGTTAGACATGCAACAAGATTAATTTCCTGATCTGCTACAAATGCCGACTGATATTGGTATTTCGAGAGAATGAGAACCGCCGGAGGAATACTTTCAGGCTTTAAGAATTCGTACAGAGAATCATAAATTTTTCGAATAATGGAAGCCGTATCATTATCTAGATTTGATGCGACCCACTTACGGGCAGAACCAAAGTCTTTTTCTCTAATGGCTTTGATAAGGTTAGAAATGTTAACGTCAGAGACATTACTGAGTATACCCTTATCAATGTTCCCACTAACAGAATACCGTTGAAGTTCATTTAGAATCCGACGATTATCTGGAAAGTGTTTAGTGATAACGGCTGCAACAACATCTTTTTCGTATGGAATTTCTTCTTGCTTCAGAATCCATTCGACACGTTTCATAAATTGAGCCGCCATTTTGGCTTTCTGTCCGTTGGTGATTTTAAATTCAACGACAGAACACCTCGAATGGAGAGGCTCAATAATACGATTTTTGTAATTACAGGTAAAAATAAACGAACAGTTTTTTGAAAACTCTTCGATTGCACCACGAAGTGCAGGCTGAGTGGAAGAGGGATTTAGATAATCTGCCTCATCAATAATGATGACCTTTCGGTCACCAGAAAAACTCATTGAAGCTGCATAGTTTTTGATCTTGGTGCGGAATGTGTCAATGCCGCTTTCATCCGACCCATTGATGATGAGGTAGTCACATCCGACCTCTTCGCAGAGTGCCTTTGCAATTGTAGTTTTACCAACGCCTGCGGATCCAGCAAGAAGCAAATTTGGGATTTCTTTTCTGTTGACATATTCTTGAAAGGTAGTTTTGATGTTATCGGGAAGGATACAGTCTTGCACAGTGTGTGGGCGATACTTCTCGACCCACAGAATTTGTTTGTTTTCCATTCACATTCCTCATAATATAAAAAGCAATCATATCAGATTTTACGCCAAACATCATTCTCTTTGACATAAAGTTTACCGTCTGGACCAGGTACAATATTCACTAAGACTCTTTTTTCAGTACCAGGTTTGTAGTTTGGACCGATATTAAACGAATAATTGGTTCCAAAAAACTTTGGAGGCGGAAGTTCCTCACCATAAGTTGCGGACAATTGCAATACAGGTTTATCTTCAAGCTGTTTTTCTAATTCGGCAGTAGGAAGTTCATCTTGTTTGTAAATAATCCGTTCTTTTGCGGCTTTATAACCTGCGATACCGACAGTAATAAGTCCTGCTACTCCAAGACTTTTTGCAAAGCCTCTTCGTAGCGGGTTCATTTTGCCTCCGTCAGACCAATATAAATTGATTCGAACTCACTATCTTGTGCAAGTTCTTCTTGAAAAGAATTTTTATGGTGTGCTTTCGCCAAACGACGAATCACTTTTTTAGGAATGTTGTAGTTATCATATACAGCATTGATAACATCTTTAATTGCATCTTTGTGTTGACCAATAATATCAAGTTCATTTGAAATTTCATTCAATGCATCTTTGATTGATTTCAAATCTTCTTGTTTAAAGGTGCCATATTGTGTAACGATATCAGTCATAATTAAGCCTCGTAAGAAGAACCAGCTTCAGTTGCAACCCAATATTCAAGTGTAGTTCCAGTATTCTTGAAATGAGAAATGCCCTTTGAATGAATAGTAACTTGATAATTGCCAGGGATAAACTTAAAATTTTCAGTCGCAAAAATCATTTTGAAAATTTTACCGTCCGACTCGGCAATCGTAGTCGTATTTACATTTGAAGAATCGTCTTTTGCATCAAAAATCTGAACATTGATCTTTTGACCGTCTGACATAAAAGCAATGTTGGGAGAATTCAATGCCGATGCTGCTTTCTGAAACCAATCAAGGTCTTCTGCTGAAAGAGAAAAAGAAATTTCAGCATTGTCCATATTGATTTTTTTCTCTGGCGGAATAACCAGGACTTCTTTACTTGCTTTTCGATATTTTGTGTTGCTTTCTGGGGAAGAATCTTTTGAAAGTGTAAGTACACTCAAAAAATTATTCAGGTCATGAATACCAAACTCTTCAGAAAAAGATTCTGCAATTTCTGCCCTAGCAAGAATGTTTTTCTGTTTGGAAATGGTTTCCAAAACATTACCAGGTTTGATGAAAATATTCTCATTAATAGTTGAGAAATTTTTCAACACATTCATTGTATTACTTGAAAGTTTCATCACAAGCTCCTCTGTTAAGAGAATAATTATATCAGTTTTTCTTCACAATTTCAAGTGTTCGTTGGAGGTTTTCACTTAAATCTTCCAATGAACCATTGTTTTCGATAACAAAATCCACTCGATGACCAACCCATCTCCATTCAGATTCATGTATACCAGATTTTTCTAGCATATACTTTTCCGAGTTTTCGAATCCATGATTGGCATCGACTGCTATATCGTACCAGTTGGGTTTAAACCCTCTTCTAACTTCAATTAGAATACCATTTTTGTTTCGTACCCATTCGATTTCGTTTTTAAAACGAACATCAGTTACCACCACATTTTTATCTCCTAATTTAGAAAGTTTATTTTCTAATGCATGAATCCAAAAATCTTGATGAAATATGTTGCGTGTAGCTTCTGTGCCCATCAATTGAAGAGCGAGCCTCGGTGTAAAATGCTGACCTATTTTTTCCGACCAAAAACCATCCGGCTTTTCACGGAAGTTTCTAGACTCATCGGTATCACCCTCAAGTAATTTCCTTTCCCAACCAAAAAGGATGGAGACAACATCCTTTAGATGGGAGGCAAAACTAACGGGAGTAAAGCCATATCGATCCCTGAGAAGATCGCCTACAGTACCTTTACCTGAACCAATAAAGCCTAGAACTCCGACAATCATTACATTTCACCCACAAAACTTGCAACAGCAGGCATGTCTCCATGAAAATGGTAAGTTCCAATATGTTGAGTCCTTACCCATGGGCAAAGCCAAATTTGACCGCCTGTCTTTCTCCACAATTGACAAAACATATAATCTTCGGAAAGATAGCGATCCGATCCACCACCAGTTGCCGAATCCTTTGTGTCAATGATTGTATCAAAAAAGGCATGAATGTACCGTGAGCCATCAAAATGTTGTTGCCCGACATGATCAGGTTTGTAACGAAGTTGAGGATATGCTTTTTCCATAACTGGGAAAACTTCACGTTTAATTAACATGAAACCTGTTCCAATTTCCATTACTTCAAGAGGTTCAGATACATGAAATTGGGCGGTACCTTTTACTGGATTGAAAACAAAGTCGCCTGCAACTTTTTCAAGGTCATGCGGCTTGATATCTGGATGTAGTAGTGCGGCTTTCTTAATTGAATTCCATTTGATCGCTTTTTTGGGATAAGGACCACCAATGACATCTTTATCAAGAGCCAACATTGCGATGACATCTTGTGGATTAAAAGAGATATCAGAGTCAAGGAAAAGGAGATGAGTGCAATCCGAGCGATTGTAAAATTCATCTACTAAGTAATTTCTAGCTCGCGTAATAAGTGATTCATTAAAAAGAAAAGAAAATTTGATATTAATTCCGTACTGAATACACATACCTTGAAGATCAAGGCAAGCCTTCATGTAAAGACCATGATTCATGCCGCCATACATTGGTGTAGCGACAAATAGACTTTTTTTCCTTAGTTCTTCTGTTTTAATTTGTATTTCCATTTGCACTCCAAAATAAAAAAGGAGAGCCCATTGTATATACAATGGGCTCTCCTGTGTCAAACCAAAATTAAATGGTTTGTGGGCGAACACCCATGGAACGCCATTGTGCCTTCAAAGTCTTTGAAGGTTTACCAAGGCGATAGACGGAAACTTTAGTACCATCACCGCGAGTCCGAACGTTCGTGTAAATTGCATAACCTTCTTTACGAAGTTCAGAAATACGAGCAGCAACATTCTTAACACCAAAGCGTACACGGGCTTGAGCAACACTAAAAGTGTTGTAGCCGCTAGTTTTGGTAAGGGTTTGCAGCATACGCTGTTTGGCAGAAAGCTTTTTCATACTCAACTCCTATATTATAAAAAATAACAAAATCTCGATCAACGAGAATTACATTCTACTATTATATATCATCTTTGTCAAGAGATATTTTGGTAAACAATGTTGTTTACCT